CGAGCCAATCGCAAACCCTACGGGGACGGGTCCTCAGGACACCGGAGATGAGCAAGCCGTTCATGGTGGAGGTCGAGATGCGTCTCGTCCTCTCACTCAAGTCCACGGGCGTTCCTTCGGGAATGCCTGTGGCGTTCTCTGGCAAGTACTCTTGGCTGGATCCATCCTCGGAATGGGGTTGGTCGGCCTCTATGTGTTTGCCGGGGGACCCACCTACGGGCCAGCGCTTGCGCTGGAAGATACGCTCCGATGTGCTGGCATTGCCAACTCGTCGGCATCGCGCCCCTGGGCACCGAGCTCATGGCAAGTGGCAACACTGCCAGAGCGAGTGCGCGGAGGTTCGGTGGCATTGACGCTCCTTCGGGTCTTAGGATCTGATGTGGCGTGCATCACGACAGGGTGGGCTTACCAACTATGGCTTTTGGCCTGGTGGTTTGCTTACTGTGCCTGGGTGCAAGCGTGCGGCTTCTTTCATTCGCTCTACTTCACCGCACTCGCGACGATCTTGTGTCTCGTTCTGACTTGGTATTGGCTTCGCCTTACTCTTGCCTGGACGGGTTATCTTAGTCTTCGGTGCGGTCGTGGTTGTCGCGCTGCCTGGAGGTCCTGTGTCTCACGAGTTTGGAACTCGACTGATCCGATTTCGGGCTTCATGCCTCCTTCATTCGATGAGGGGAAAGTGATTCGCCCGGAAGCTACAACGGATGGACGAGTCAATCCAGAGTCGATGACGCGAGGCGCGATGTTCATTCCGGGGGGCTCTTTGCCCTCTTGTATGGTCAAGACCGCTTCTCGAAACATGGGCACCCTCTTCCATGTGGGCTTTGGCTCGCACGTGAAGGTGCCCTGGTACAAAGAGAAGACGGCGCTTTTGTTTACTTATCACGAACTCAAGATTCACCTTCAAGGAGGTTTATTCCTCTATCGAGGTGTGGAGTCTGCTGTTGAGGTGTGTGAACTTAAAGTTCTTTTCGCTTGCCCCGTGTTGGACATCGCCCTAGTGGCCGTTCCTGCAAAGGTTTGGTCCTTGGTCGGTGCGACAGCTTGTGAGATGCGGGAGCTTGGACATGGCACTATTGCCACTCTGTACACGCAGCCTTCAACTGGAGTCGTTAAACGATTCTTTGGGTTGTTGACACAGAAGGGCATGTCCATGTACGAGCATCCCTTTTCAACTGGACCCGGTGATTCCGGCTCCCCCCTGTTTGACGCGCAGGGCCACATTGTGGCCGTGCACGTGGCGGGAGGAGCTGAGGATCAAGAGGATGCCAAGGGCAAGTTTTCCCGGCACAATTACTGTTCGTCCCTGGGCTTGCTTCTCGCGCGCCCGGCCGTTCCGAAGACCTCTGCCCCCGGCACGCCTGAGTATTGGAAGGAGCCCACCCCTCGGGGTGCGACTCGTGAAGATCACTACGCGTACCGAGAGCAGAAGTATTATGAGCGGCTGGAGCGCCAAGAGGAGGAGCGCAACCAGGAACTTCTCGCTTTAGAGTGGGAGGAACGCCAGGATCGTGTCGTGGGGTACGCCAATGTGGTTGGCGCTGTTATGGACGGAGAGCGAAAGAAAATGGTCAATTTGATCGAAGATTTCGAAGGCTCCGGGCGTGACGTCGTCATGCTACAAGTTGCGCACCAAAACTACTTGAAATTGGAGGCCGCTCTCGAGCAAATCTCAGATTGGGAAGCCAAAGTCCGTCAGGGCGGAGGTTCTTTCTGGTATGAGGAAGAGGGCGACGACGGGAGGTCGGAGGGTTTGAGTTATCTTCGAGTTAAATCAACGAAGACTCGGACCCCGACAAAGGCCGCAAAGCCAGAGTCTGCCGAATTGGTGACGGATTTAAAAGTCCCGAGCCGGTCGGCGCCGGCTCCCCAATCGCCGTCCTGGTCTCTTTACTCGGTTTCCGCCGTTGCCCAGTTGAATGCAGGATCTCCACCGGAGCTCAACTCTTCTTTGTCGGCCAAACAGTCGGCAGGTCCCACCGAGGCGGCGCGCCTTTACAGCCCGTCGCCCCTGAGTGGTACCGTGAGCTCCGCCCCGATCTCTACCCAGGCGGAAAGTGTTTCTACCAGTGGCCTGAGCGAAGCCCCGCAGCCGAGCTCAAGTCCCTTGAGTACCAAGCCGGAATCCATCGAGAAACCGACTGGAACGCCGTCCGTTTTGACCTCACCCAACCTCTTGATTGGACCCGCGCCCGAAAGCGTGATTCCGAGCCCACGCGAGAAGAAAGAGAAGAAGCCCGAAAGGAGCTCTTCTCCCTCCTCGCTGAGCAGCGGTCTTACGAAAGCCGAGTTCGAGTCCCTGAAGGAGGGGAAGACTCCAGCTCAAAGGGAGGCCATGAATTTGGTCTTCCGAGCCGTGAAGTCGGTGAGCGCATCGTCCAAGCCATCTTCGACACCGCCCAGCAGTACCGAGAAGCCCCGAAAGGGGAACTCTGGTCCGCCCAAGGAGAAATCCTCTGGGAGCGGTTCGAAGAAATAATGGACTACCTGGCGGATGAGCTGCGGAGGGAGGGATTCCCAGGCGTCCCTGTCTCCGAAATTGGTGCGACGAACGGTGCTCTTTTACGGGAGCACTGGGCGTTCATCAAAGCAGTGGTGAAAGAACGCCTGGGAAAATTGGCAGCCCGTGATTACACCGTGGAGGAACTGGGCGGCGGTAAATCCGTCGAACTGGGCCTCTGTGATGCTATCAAGGTCTTTATCAAGAATGAGCCTCATAAGCTTACCAAGATTCAGACCGGGCGACTCAGGCTTATCTGGGTCATGTCTATGGTGGACACTCTCATCGATCGTCTGCTTTGGCATGCCCTGACCAAGAAGAACATCTTTCATTGGGAAGACCAGCCCGCGGCCCCTGGCATGGGAGCCTCAGATTCGCACTTCGGTGTGATTTGGGACGACTTTGTCCGGATGGCAACGGAGTTTGGTCTCGACAACTCGGATGTCTCTGGTTGGGATTTCTCAGTTAAGTACTGGATGCAAGTTTGCGACCTCTTAGGTTGCCTGCGGTCGGTTCGCGCTCTTCACGAGTGCACCTTCCGTCGGGTGGCCCGGAATCGGTTGAAGTTAACTGCTACCCCGATGCTTGTGATTGGGGACGGGAGGGCCTTCGTGTTCTCTCGTCTCGCTTTCCAGGTGACGGGGCGTCTTCGGACGTCCGATGGCAACACTCGGATGCGGCTCACCTTGGCCTCTTTCCGTGGGGTCGCCTGTCGTGCAATGGGAGACGACGCCGTGGAATCAGCCTTGGTTCACGCAGCGGAGCCTTTCTACTCCTCCTTCGGTTTTAACGTTGAAGGAGAGCGGTGCCCCGAACCGAAAGGAACGGTGTTCTGCTCTTATCGCTACCTCGCAAGAGGGCGCGCCTTCAACGTGAACTGGGGGAGGATGATCTTTCGCTTCTACACCTCTTTGCAAAAGGAGAAGGTGGAGTGGGAGCACTACGCGCAGCTTGCGGAAGAACTTCGACACATGGAGGTGGGCCTTCGATCTACGATCTTGGCTCACCTTCGCCACGATGTGTCGGAGCGATTGGACCAGGTGGGGGTCCAAATCGAACATGTCAGGACAGACGCCTAAGAAGGGCGTCAAGGGCCAGGGGAAGAAGTCTGCTCCCAAGCCCTCAGTTCAGACAGCAGCACCTGTGCCCCGGAAGGCTCCTTCCCTCCGAGTGGCACAAGCGGTTTACCGGCCAACCGTCTATTCGAAACCAGACCGGCGACTAGCGGCTCGGGCGGCTATGGGCACCAAGCTCACGCCGACCGAGCGATTGGCGCTCAACTCCTCGATGGAGAAGAGCCCGATCGGCGGCTCGTCACCCCCCGTTGGAAACCCTAACGTCAACCACAACCGAATGGATCGGAAGAAATTGGCGGGAGGACCAGCAGGGGTGGGTCTTTCATCCTGTGCGGTTTGGTACGCGAAAGCCCTCGTCAACCCTTTTGGGCAATTCGAGGAGCTCCCTTGCGTTCCGACATCGCCGGCGATGATGACCCAGAAGTGGCGGGCCGTTACGCGAGGTTCGTTTACGTCCTTCGCGGGTCCCAACGCCATCGCCTTTGTGGCAGTGTCGCCTCAGAATCCGGGGAACAACCAGAGCTCGATTTACGCGAGCAATGGTTCGGTCTCCACTGGGGTGATCACCACTGGAGCGGCGGCGACGGGGATCCAACGGAACACCCTCCCTTATCCGCTTGCGAGTTTCTCCCCCCTGCTGATTCAGGCCCGACTTGTCGGGTGTGGTCTGCGCGTCCGGAATATCACGCAGGCGCTTAACGTTGGAGGGCTTCTGTATGCGATTCAGGGAACTCGTTCCACTGATCTGACGACTTGGACGGCCACCCAAATCAAAGCCGACCCGCGCACCGTTCTGGTGCCTCAGGCGCTCTCTGAGCAGACTGAGTGGTCGGTGATGGTGTGGCGGCCGAACGAGACGTCGGATCTGGATTTGGATGGAGATTTCTCCCTTCCGAGCTCCTTGTCCATGGCCTTCGTCGCGGACAACCCAGGCTCCACCGCTCAGACTTTCGAGTTCGAGTTGGTTGAGTTCTGGGAGTACGCTTCTGGAGGCCCCGGAGTCACGGTGCCCGAGCTGACAATTCAGCACGCTGATCCTGTCGGCCTGGCTCGAGTCTCTGAGGCCTTCCAGAACCCGCCCAACACTCTGAAAATTGAGGATTGGGCGCGGGACGGGGCGCAATCGATCGTTGAAGCTATTGAGCGCAGCGACACGGTTGCGAAGACCGTGGAGGACATGCTCGGCTTTGCTGGCATTGCCAGCAGTGCCGTGGTCCCAATGGTTAAGTCCTTGTTGACAACGTTCCTCATGTAAGCCGCGGTCAAGCGGGGACAAAGTGCAGGTGATAACTGCCCCCGTGGGTGTTCTGTAAGATCCGAAGTGGCATCCCAGTCTCGGGAAGCGATCAACTTCAAATCCAGCAACACAAAGCTATAGGCGAAACAACTAGAGATATTCAGTGGGGTCTCATGTTAATTCGACTGCTTGTGTTTGACTCGATATGGAGTTGGCTCTCGAGAC